ACTAACGTCTCTCGGACTGGATACGTATTACCTGTAACCGCAATCATTTTTCTGTCCTCTCTCTCTCCCGGGTTTGCCGGGATTGTCTACTCGTCGGACAGTCCGACTGTCATATGTATTATAGGGCATAGCGCCCTAGCTGTCAAGGGGTTTCGCGAAAATAATTTAAGTTTTTTTCGGGGGACCGTACGCAGAAAAAGCCCCCGGACTGATGAGGTCCGGGGGCTTCAGGAGGAGGAGATGGTCGGAGTGAAACTATAAAATCAAATCCCATCTAGGCTCGATGCCAAAATGCTTGACAATCACAGATGCGGTCTGCTGGGCGATGATCTCTTGGCTATCGGGATCGGTGAGCAGCTTGCGCTCACGATCGTTAGATGCGAAGCCCGGCTCGATCAGCACCGCGGGCATATGTTTGTCTACTCCGCGCAGGACACCGAGCCTGCCGAGACTATACCAGATGTCAGGTTTGACACCGCGGTTGGAAAACCCGAGCGCCTCCAGATGGCGGAGGATTTCCGTCGCGATCGCGGCGGACCGGAGCTTGTAATAACCGGCGGCGGACACCCACACCTCGGCGCCGTGCGCGGACTTAATGATGCTGGAATTGGTGTGAACGCTGACCATTAGGTCGGCCCCGGCTTTGACTGCCATCTGCGCGCGTTTGTTGATAGAGACGTTCATGTCCATGTCACGTGACATGGCGGTTTGGATGCTGGGCGCGCTGTTAATATCGCCCGTCTTGCTCAGCAGCCGGATGTAGTGGGCGATACGTTTACCGAGCTTCAGCGCTGTGGTCGATTCGCGCACACCGCCGTTAACGTTGCCTGGTTTATTGCCACCATGGCCAGGGTCCAGGTAGACGAGCTTCATGTCATCACCTCATCAGCGCTTCATGCGCTGGTAGACATACTCCACAAGTAGATTGGTGACCGATGTCGGGATTTTCAGCGCCCAGTTTTTCCATACCATGTCCGTAATCCACTGAGCGACGTAGGCTCGGCGTTGCTCGGAGGTATAACCCTCAAGCTTCTCGGCCTCCAGGATGACACCTTTGATATCGTTTTCGGACACCCGCCCGAACCAGACCGATGCCCACGAGGGAAGCCCCTTAGTCAGCGGGCTCTTAATTAGCCAGGCGAATATTGCTGGAATAATAATCTCAGCAATTCGCAGCAAGAAACCAGAGTCGATGTGCATGTCAGCCTCCTAAACGAAGCATTTTGCTATGCCTGCAAGAATGCAGGCCGCGACAAGTCCGACGGCCCACCAGAGCCGCTTTATACTCTCACCATGCTCATTGAGTCGGCCGGTCACCTCCTCGTAGATGGCAATCAGGTATTCGCGTTGAGTCTGCGGTTCCGGTTTGTTGCTCATGTTTACTCCCATGCAAAAGCCCCTCCGCCGAGGGAGGGGCTGTGATTAGTGGCCGGATCAGTCAATTATCAATAATAGGTTCCCCCGGCGGCCCAAATAATATCGTCGTCGAGCCAGTCGGCCATGTAGAGATTGCAGATATTACCGCCTGAATTGTTGACAAACAACCGGATTTGATGCTCACCGGTCGGCACTGTGAGATTTGCAGAAGCATTTGAGGCGAACCCGTCTATTAATAGAGTTACAACCCCGCTGTCTATCTGGTAGTAGACATCATCGTCGACACGTGGGAAATAAAGCGTTTTGACGATTGATCCGGCAGTGATGTTGTTGACCTGTATTTCTAGGCAATGGACCTGATCCTGAGATGTGATGCCATTAAATGCAATTCCACCGCCGGGCGATGGGAGCATGCCACACTGCCGGGTGTTACCGTCGGCCATCATAGCCGCGGCATCGTTGCTGCCGATCAGGCTGTATATGGCGTAATAAGGCAATCCCAGTCCAAACGTGACCTTGTCATTGACAGCATCCGGAGTGAGCACAATGTTCGCGCCCGCGGCGAGTTCGAGAGTATCGCTTCTGGCATCAGCATTAATGTTTGTTGTACCAATACTTATAACACCGAACGCGAGGTCTGCTGCAACATGATTCGAGAACGCAGTAGAAAGCACATCAAAATCAGCGTCCAGGGCAAAGTCAGCCGCATGCTGGCCATCCAACAAATCGGCGTCCATTCCACTGCCGGAGCCATCATTGCCAGAAGCCCATATCTGTCGCCAAGCATTCCATGTGCCTGAATAACGACCCCTCATATACAATCCGGCTGCAACTCCCTGGACATAGCCATATGGAATTGCAAGCTGTGTAATAGTTCCGGTGCCATCCTTGCTGCCGTATTCAATGTTGAACACATGAAAAAACATATGCGGCCCCGGGCCGTTGGGATCATCACCATACAGCAGCCGCAAACTCGTGCCGGATCTCAAATTTGCAATATTATTCCAATCGTCGCTGCCCTCTCCAGGTTGAGTGAGTATAGAGTAGGTTGCACCCAATCGGTCCAAAGCGACGACCTGGTCCGACGTGGCGACAGTCACTTTGTCGTTAACAGTATCCGGAGTAAGCACGATGTTCGCGCCCGCGGCGAGTTCGAGGTTATCTTGCTCGGTATCAGCTAATACATATGTAGAGCCAATTTTTATACCACTCCAGGCATTTTGGTTGACCTCCGCGCCGGTCTCAACGCTCTCGAGTTTATCGAAATGCTCGACGCCCTCGAAACCGGGCGTGGTGTGTGTCGCGACAGGATGCTGCGATATTCCACCTGCTCCTACATGACTGGACGGCGCGACCCCGGTAGCTGCAATGGTTATTGTGTCGTTAACTGCATCTGGTGTGATGGCTATATTCGCGCCCGCAGCGATCTCAATGGTGTCCTGTTTAGCATCAGCATTTACATTTGTGGCGCCGACCTTGACAATCGCGAATGCATTTTGGTTGACCTCCGCGCCATCTGCTGTCCTATCCGCCCGGCCTTTATAGTACGGAGTCATAAATCCATATACCGAATCGGTCACTGCAGGATGCTGCGATATTCCGCCCACACCGATGTGACCATCCAACGCGGTTTTGTCCGCGGCGCTCATCAGTCCGGGGTCGGCGGTTGTGGCAACCGGGTGCTGGTCCACTCCGCCCGCACCATCGAGATGGTCCGCCCAGCGGTCGAGCGAAAGGAAAACCGTGCTCTGGTCGATGCTGACAGTGACGTCCAGACCGTTCGCTGCAGCCACCTGCGTCCTGATTGTTTGGACGGACGCACCCTCGCTCTCGGGTGGAATATATTCCGCCTCCGGCTCAGTTTCGGCATAACAGTAGATAACAAGAGTATCGGATGGGTCCTCGCTCTCCTTGCCGAAAATGCCTATCTCCCAGCGGGTATAGCCAGTTTCAAGGCCATCATTGTCACATGTTACATAAATATATGGATTACCATCATCGTCAAACTTGACATCGATGGCGTCGAACTCCTGGACCTCGGCGATGACATCCGTAAGCTCCGCCGGATCATCAACGCCAATCTCCCCGCTGCCGCATTTAACGACAGTCCACACCAATGTGCCCTCGCCAACGGCAATGCTTTCAAGCAGAGCAGCCCCGGCATCCGTGACAATGGTTTGATAATTGGCCATGGAACACCCCTGTGGTTTTACTGCGCTTGCAGTCGATACGATCTATACCAATGCTGCGCGGCGCCGAAATTAATGGACGCGGACTCGGCGTCAGTGGTCGAGACGATTTCCAAGTGGTCCGTCGCGCGCTTCATTTTCTGAATCGACGCCAAAAACAGCGTGAGGTTGTCTTGTGTTTGCCCGTTAGTCAAAACGACCCTGAACGTGCCCGGTTCGCCGCCATGCTCCCACCACTCAGAGAGCAGCGCGCCGCCGCTCCATATCGAGTCTATGACATCCTCTACCGCGCCGCGCGTTCCTGCAACACGATGAAGACGAATACTGTTGATTACCGCGGACCGCTTTTTCGCAAGGTCCCATGTTGTGTCATAGTAATCGACATGGAACTGGTATGCGAGCTTATCTAGCACGGCGTCGGGCTGCTGGTCTATAGTGGCCAGCACACCAAACAGCGGAATTACTGGTGCGATCTCCTGCCATCGAGCATCCAGCGCCGCACAAAGAGCTTGGATGTCCGGATCAGACGAAATGCTGGACGGCAATAAAGCGGTCGTATCAATATTGGCGATATCCATAACAGGCTCATCACTCATCGTCTAACCCGCCATAGGTGATATCCGCGGCGCCGTCGAGGACCGCCAACTCTGAGTAATCAAGTTCGGCATAGGCTGGGGCCGTGATATCCACGCGCAGCGCGCCGGCGTCCATTACTCTCCGGATCAACTCGGACGGGTTGACGTCGCGCCCGATCGCACTTCGCTGCCAGAGCACATAGGCGTCGACCGCGGCCGCAACGTCCGCCTGTATTTGAGCCGCCCGAGCGCTGTCAGCATTTTGAATGTAGTAAGTCAACTCGATGGTGTAATCGACCTCGGATGGGGCGTTTACTCGGACCACATCGGACATGGGACGACGATATTTATCGCTCAGATATGCGAGCACCTCTGCTATGGTTTCCGGCGCGGGGATCGCGCCTCCGGTAAGAGTAAAATATACATCAATCTCGCGCGGGTCCGGGCTGTTAATGGTAACGCTCTCCACATCCGCTCGAGCGTCTTTTGCGAGAGTAATATAAGCGTCTTCCGGGCCTGCGACACTGAATCTGGTCGGGGCCTCTCGTATGCGCTCCCGAAGACTGTCGTCATCCTCGGCCTCGCTGCCGTCGCTGGATGCCGTGAGATTCTCGACAGCCGTTACAAATGGAATGGAATCGACGAGCGTATCTATCTCGCCGATCAGATATCCATTCGCGGACGTGCCCGCGACCGACGCCTCAGCGATAATGTCGACGTAAGTGTCGCCTACAGAAATCTCGTCCGCCTCGATAGTTGCCCAGTAGACACCGCTGCCCTGGACCGTCGCTCGAGTACCGAGCGGCACCAGAGTTACTTCTTCACGTGCGGCCGCGAGCGAAAATCGAAGCGTTGTCCGAGCAGCTTCGGCCGCACGCCTGGTCACACCCAGCAGCGCGCCGAGCGCATCGAGGGATTCGCCCGTCGCCTGGTCGAGAAATGATTGGTTGGCGGCATGGTTCGCCGCTTGTGCAAAAACCGCCTGAACATAGGATAGTGCCAGGGCGATGTTGCGGAGCGGGTCGCCCGGATATAGCGTCCGGCCCGCCGCAGACTCCACGGCTGCGATATTCTCAGCCGTAATCGTCTCTGTGTTGGTGGTCAAAAAATCGAGTTCGGTCATGCTACAACCTCATAATCGATGGTCGGGGAGTATTCTCCGCCGCTGGAATCGCCTGAAAACTCGACTCGATTTACGTTGACTCGTGGCTCCTGCCGAGGCAAGGTGTCGATGATGGCCGCCACGAACAACGCCTGGCCGCGCGGACCGGGCGCATCGATAATATCCGCTTGTATTCCAAGCGAACGGTTAAGCGGCTGCGTGCCTTGCCTAGTGCCGGCGATAATACGCACATTCTGAGCAATCTCTTCGCTAGTAGTGCTGGGCTGCAGGATTATAGTCATGTATTCACCGATGTGTATTTTCTGAGAGATACGGAGACATCAATCCACAGCGGACGTCCATCGCCACTCCACTGCACGTATTCGGCCGAAAGGTCTTCGATCAGCCAACGAGCCATTGCGCCGCCGAACGGCTTGCCTCCGAGCACCAGCGCAGCCGCGGTGCCTGCCAGCATTGTCGCCTCAAGGCGATCATAATCAGACTGCGGGTCGGCCCCGAGTTGTGCAGATAATCGCATTGCAAACCCGATTGTTTTCTCTCCGGGCCCAAGAAACTGCACAATCGGCTCGCGACCAATAATTTCAGTGGATTCGATCCGAGCGTTCGATTTTTGTTGGAACCCGTCGAACGAGCGGACGAGCCTGCTCGACACTTCGAATACTAATTCTCCAAATGTGCCTAGTTGAGCCATGTTTATCTCTCAATAAACGCTGCCGCGGTGACGGTGCCGGTGACGTCTACGCTTCCTGTTACATTCAGGTCTCCATCAACAGTTGTGTCGCCATCAATCATCACACTGGCAGCCGCGGTAATTGTGAGCAGTCCCTGCTCCCAGCGAATCGAACTGCCGTCCGGAAAAATTGTATAATAGAGCCCGCTGCCGAAATCCGGAGGCGGAGAAGGCAATGGGTAGTAGGACCCCAGCACCACGCCCTCTTCGGTGCCATCCGAGTAGAAAATGCACACGACATGCTCACCGATTGCTGGCAGCCAGTAATCCAGCACGTCTCCAGCGCCGCGCTGGAGGACCGGAAGCCAGTCGGAAGGACTGTCGAGTTCATCGAAATCGACCATGACTCGCGCATGCTCATAATCGACTGCGAAGACCTGCCCGCAGCGCTGTGTGTTCCAAGTTTCGCCACTCATAAGTCACCTTTGATAGCCGCCGGCGGCGCGAGCTCGCTGTCATCACCACAAACACCTGTCAATCACGTCTCCTCCGCGCCACAATATACGCAAATGCTCGCCTGGTCGAGCAGCTCCCGGAGGCCCTCGGTATGACCTGCGCGTGTCAGGGTTGTTAACGCTGGGGCAGGGTAAACTATACCGTTACCCTGACGGCCTTCACGTTCGTTTTATAGCCCGAGCCGATAGAGTGTCGGGTCTCGTCGATTGCGTAGGTTCCATCCAGCACGCCCCAACCGGAGAGCGCTACATTCACCCCTGCAACCAGGCGGATGTCTCCGATCAACCCAAGGTCCGCAGTCATCCGCGCACGGTTCGCGCGTTCGAGCCTGGCCTTCGCCAGCCGCATCGCCTCGCCCTCGTTGGCGACATGCTCCCGGACCTGGAGGACCTGGCCGTTTTCCGGCGCGTTCGGCGGGGTGTAGGTAGCTGTTAGCAATTTCTTGTCGGGGTGCTTGTAGCGCACCTGACATGCTCGGTAGGTGTCGACCTGGTCATCGGTAAACGACCAGCTTTCGACGACGCCTCCGCGCCTGGTGAGTGTGATCGTCGGCGGGCGAGCGTCGAATACCGCGCGATTGAAAATCACGAGTCGGTTAGACTCGACTTTCAGACCATAACCCTCGCGCTCGCACACGTTCAGGAGAAACTCC